ATTTGTTGTTGAAGTATTCAAGTAATGCTTGACCTGCACTGACTATCTCACCTCCATTCTTGATAGCAGTCTTGATTACTTGAAAGGCTGCATTGGCTGCTGCCAGTTCTACTAACATGGGATCTCCAAGACATAAGGTTATTCCATTGCTTCTTCAGGAATCTCAACAACTCTTTGTTGCTGTTGTTGCTGCTGTTGTTCCTGTTCAGCGCTCCTACCAGCCTCTCCTATACCAGTAACCGTACCAACACGGTAAATATTCACACCTGCTTTGGTAAGAACTTTGTTAAGACCAGACATAGCCTTTGCTTTGGCTTCGTCAGACGAAACAGGAGAACGAAGTATGTTTACATTACCAAGCGCTTCTTTAGCCAATGCAGGGTTTTTGAATACCTCTAAAAATGCCTTGTCTTGTTCTTGTATTCCTTTTGCCTGAGTAAAACGAGAAAACAGAATAGATATTTTAGTAGGTACTGATGTAATCCTATCTCGTAGAATAGAATACACTTGTGGGATACCAGAACCAGTTGCTTGTTGTAGTACATCTCCCTCAAGAATACGCACTGGAGGGCTTAATTGAAACTCCCTACCAAGCATTTGTGATGCCTCTGTAAGTTTTCTGACAGACTCAAAATCATCACCGAAAGCCCTCTGAAATGCTTTTTGATTTTTCTTTATAAACTCTACAGGGTCTTTAGCATCCAAAGCCTTTTCCATCATAATACCTTGTAAACCTTTCAAAGCCCTGCCTGAAGGATCTGCCTTTGATGCGCCAATAAGTTGTGATAACTTATTAAGGTCTTGAAACGCTCCTGTTGCTCCTGTTGAAAGAACTTGATCAAGGTTTTGCTTTTTAGATATATTAGCCAAAGCACTTCTTTCAAGTTCTTGGATACCTAAAACAGCAGAGTTCTTTTGATCTACAAATGATGCAATTTCTCTTTGAGCATTACCTAAGAAGTTCTGCAATGAAGGAATCTTTTTAATAATTTCTTCATTGTTTCTGACAAACTTAGTCAATGCTGCATCATTAAGCATACCTGCTGATGTTAGTGAATCAGGCTGACTAAGGAACTTTTCAATTAAACCGTTACGCAAAAAGGTTTGAGTATCCTCGTTGTTGCCAAAGATACGGTAAAAATCATCTACATTGCTCGGTTTTGTAAGTTGACCTACAATATCTTCATCTTTAATACGCTCACCAAGGCGTGTTTTAGCGCCTATAAGCCCTCCCAAACCTTTCTTAAATACCTCCCTATACTGTTCATCATAAGCAGCGTTAAGAGACTTATATTTAGTTCTAATATTATCAGGAAGGCTTTCAATAGTTTGATCTACTTGTTGCTTAAGTTGACCAAGAACATAAGCCTTACGACCAGCATCAGGAACATTGCGTGAGGCTGCTTCTGAGGCAGAAAATAAATCTGCATTGACTCTACGAGACAAAGAACGCAAGTCTTCAAATGAAACAGACTGGAATGTCGGCGCTGTCGGTTGTTGCACTAACGGCTGTCCTGTTGGGCCAAGTAAACCTGGGCCTGCCTCTGGTGCTTTTGGAGAAAACCTAGCACTAACAAGATTAAACAACTCTGGGCTGTTTTCAAACAACTCACGATTGGCTTGAACAGTAGTAAAGATATTACCAACTTGTTCAGGACTAATAGAAACACCAGCCTGTGCTGCTTCCTGATCTAATGCTGTATATTGTCTTTGGAATATTCCAGACACAGCCTGCTTGCGTCCTTCATAAGCCGCACGGATTTGCTGACCAAGATCTTGTTTACCTGTTTTAACAAACTGAGTTGTTAGTTCTCCAATCTTGTTATCTGCGTTCTGAACCAAAGAAGCCAATGCTCTGTTAGTCTTGTCATACTGCCTACCAGCAAAGACAAAAGAACTCTCTGTTACAGGAAACAAGTCTGCTGTTTTTTGACGAACAGCGTCAATGCTTACCTGAGTTTGACTTTTTACTTCAGGAATGGACTCTACTCTACGCTCTAACGCTGCCTGCCCACGAATAGCAACCGTAGATGCGTCAGTAGCTTGGAACAAGTTTGGATTGAATCCAGGAATAAACTGACGAAGTTCCTCAACACGGTCTAACTTCTGTACCAAATCTGGGTTTTCTGTTAAAATTCTTTGCAACTGTTGTGCGGTAGAACTATCTACAAGTTTCTTAAAGTTTTCCTCACCAACAGCATCCCTAATTTTAGAATTAAGGTTTCTTACTTGTTGTTTAGCAAAACCAGGAACAGAAGTTAGCAGATTATATAAAGTAGAGGTAGCACCGCCTGCGGTAACAGCACCAGCGATTGTCAAAGGAACTTCAAATATAGAACCCTCACCAGCAATCCTACCAGCCTCAGCACCAGCACCGACACCAAAGGTAGTTATAGCAGCCTCTCCAGCAGCTTTAGGACTTGTTGTTAGAACCGAAGCACCCTTAGGGCCAGGAAGCATAGCGGCAGGTAATGCCCTAATACCTCCCCCAATCGCTGCTTGTACAGGCTCCTGCCTAGCACCTATATCAGTAACCCCAAACATTCCGGGGATTCTCTGAGAAAACTCTGTTGCTGCTTTCTCTGTTTCAAACCCAGGAATACGAAAAGGAAGTGTCAACAGTTGAGCAATGTCAGCAAAACCTTTTCTAAGTTGTTGTCCAGCAAACTCGCCAAAATCCATCTGCCTTGTTTCTGGTGAAGGTGTCTCTCCAGCCTCAATAGGTCTAATTCTACTAGCAGGAATACCAGGGGTCATTTGAGGCACAACCTCTAAAGGTTCACCCCAATCAATAACTGTTTTTTCCTTAGTCATTATTCACCTTTCAGTACGGTAATAGTCCCATCACCATTATACCTAAACTCTTTCTTACCTTGTTTACCAATATCACCTTTTTTAAGATTGTACTGATTAACAATGCTCATAGGAATGTACTCACGATTACCAGACAACTTAGGTAAAGCAAAACGCTTATTCGCCAACGGAGCAATTTCATCGGCCTTGTCTCCTGCTGCTGAACGATAAGGCGCTGCTGTTTGATCATACTGTCCACCAATGTATTCTCTTAGACCAAGAAGAACTTCCATCTGGTCATCTCTAGTAAGTTGTCCTATGTTACCAGTCAAAAACAAGTTAAAACTGTTTTCAAGTCTTTGACCAAGTGTACCAGTATTTACTAATTTTTCAATCTCTGTTGCTGCTTTCTGAGCATCACCAAAGGCACTAGCAACAGTTTGTTCAAATGTTTTCTGTGAAAAAGGTGAATTGCTGTTTATCCTTAACCGTAATCCTTGGTCAATAGTGTTGATTTGAGTAGTTAGTGGTCTAAGTTGTGTGTTGACTTCTGTGATTGCTTGGAACTTTTCTTTGGGTGTATCAAAAGAAATATTTATAGATTGACCACCCTCTCTAAGTTGACCATAGTAAGGTATTTTTTGACCACCTGGGCTTAATGTAAACTGTTCAAGTCCTTGACGATATACAGGCTTACCATCAGTAGACACACCAACCTTAGAAGGTTCTCTATCTTTAGGAGGCGCTAATAGGTTCTGTGCAGCCTCAAACATTGAATTTTGTGTTTCAGTACGCTCTTCTAAAGGAATTTGACCAATAGTAAGTACAATCGATTCAGCTTGTTTTTTTGGATCAACAGGCGCTGTAACACGCTTTTTAGACTCTTCTCCTAACTGCAAAGCAACATCAGTCAAACCAGCATTAGAGAAATCCAAAGCCATTCTACGCAAAATATCAGGGTCATTAATATCCTGTCCCTTATACTTATCAACAATGGCTTGAGTAGTGGTAGCCCTACGCAATGCTGGATCTTGTGCTTCAGGGAACAAACCTTGTGCAAGAGCATTGATGCCAGTCTGTGATAGATTACGACTAGCAGCGTACAGTGGACCAAACATACCAAAAGACTGTGCTTGTTGGTTTATAGCTTGTTGTTGCTGTAACTGCCTAGCCTGTTGAATCTGTTCCGGTGTAAGACCAAATAGTGATTGTGCCATGTTAGTTAGTCCTTAATTAGAATACACCGTAACCTGTGGTACCTGGGGCCATACCAACCCCGCCTCCACCAAATGACGGAAATCCACTAAATAAACCACCAATGCCTCTTTGAATCTGTGGGTTACCAAGCAAGTCTTGCAAAGCACCATAACGAGAAGTGCTAGACAACAAATTACCAGTCAATTGTGACTGTGCAGCACCTAAACCACCACGCAACAATGCTTCACCTGCCTGAGCGCCAGCAGTAGCAGTTCTACCACCCAACTGTGCGCCAATGTCAAGAGGTTGTTGACCAAGTTGCTCAATCGTCTGAGCAAGACCAAGTTGAGTCTGGAACGGAGCCATTGCTTGAGTCTGGTACTGAGGAATAAGACCAAGCAACTGAGCGCCTGTACCAAACAACCCTGTACCAAGTTGAATATCTTCAGCAAGCCTAGCCCGAGCAAGATTCTCTGCTTGTTGACGAGCAGTGATACCAGCAGCACCCAACTGAGTACCAAGGCCAATATCCTGTTGCAACTCTTGCCTTGCTCTCTCACGAGCCTGTGCAGCCAATGCCATATCTTGTTGACCACGGGCTTGTGCCAACGAGAACAACTCTGGTTGACCCATATCACCAACACTAAGACCAGCCCTACCACGACCAAACACTGACGATGCTAGACGCTGTTCTTCACGCTGACGGACAGGATCTAACATTGCTTGCTGTTCAGCAAAATAACTCTGAGCAGCGGCAGTAGGATCATATGATGTTGGTGTTACCTGCTGGCCTAACATCCCTAGTCGCTGTGCGTAAGCAAGTTCCTCTGGGGATGCTTGCCTTGATACATCACTAGGTAACAGTTGACCAGCAAGGCCAAACAACCCTGGTACAGCGCCTCTGATAGCGCCTAACTCAGCACCAGCACCAAGAGCAGCCTCTAGTGACCCTGGAGCAACACCGAGTAGCCTTGACTGTAGTGCTTGTAACTCAGGCGAGACTGTGTAACCAGCGCTGGTAAGTCTACCCGCATCATCAAATCCAAATTGACTTTGACCAAATCGGGTTGTTATACCTACTGGTCTAAATCGGGCTTCTTGAGCAGCGATTTGTGCTGCCGCAGTTTGAGCATTAGCAGCAGTACCAGCGGCTCTTTCAGCAGCCCTGCCAGCATCAATAGACCCACCTAAAGAAGCCCCTGCTAGCGCTCCTGCTGGTCCTCCTAATAGGAAACCACCAACACCGCCTAAAACAGAACCTACACTCTTACCCATTTAAATACTCCTATTATAAATTTTGTATACATTACCGTCAACACCAACGCTATCAGTAACATATTTAAATTTTAAAATATTTCCAAATTTACCTAGCTTGTCATTATCTACTAAGCCATAAATAGGAGCATTAAGTAGTGACTGCATTGTGTCTAAATCTTTTATAAACTTATTCTTTACTTTTTTAGTCCATCTAAACACATCAGCGTGTAACCAATGGATGTTAGCGTAATACTCTAGATAGATAATATAGTCTTTATTTTGTACTACTGGTATTTTCATTTACCAAGGAAGACCTTCTGCTTTTTGTGTCTTTCTTTGATTCAAAGATGCTTGTAATGCTCTTTCCATCTTTGCTATCTTTTCAGGACCAAGTTGATTCTGTACCCATTGAATAACTTCTGCTTCAGTAAGGTTATCAAAAGGAACAAATCCAGGATCTGATGGGTTTTTATAAGGAACATCTTGGTTAATGTTCCCACCTACCCTATCTTCACCATCAACCATAAACACTTGACAACACACCATAGTAACAACACCTTCTGGTACTGTTCGTATAAGGTTGTATACTTTCCAATTCAGTGTATTAGACATTTACTTTCTCCTTGAGCGACTCTACTTCTGCTCGTAACTTTTGAATCTCTTTTAGCATCGGTGAGATAAGTTGTTCATAGTTGATACCAGAGACTTTACCATTAACAAACACACAGATCTCTGGACGAACATTAGCGACATCATCAGCGATAAGACCAAACTCTGTGTTGGGACTTGCTACATCAGAGTAAGTATCGTCTTTATTCTTTAGTTTACGATTATATGATACTGGCTCTAAAGACATAATCCAATCAGTGTTAGTGATAGGAGTAATATTTGTCTTGGATTCACGGGTGGACGACAAACCACCAATGACACCACCGTTATCTATATACAATGTTCTGTTGGTAGCACCTACTGTGTTTCCGTAGGTATCATTAAACAGAATCTTGTTATCAGCTTGTAAAGAATAAGTACGCCCATCAGCAGCTATTTTAAGAGCAGTGTTGGATGCTGTAGAAGTGTTTATACTTACTTCTCCAGTAGGAGCAATGGTAATTCTTTCAAAATCATCAGTATCAAAACGAAGTTTAGTGGTAGTACCTGTACCAACAGAATCTGAGTTTATTTTTACTTGTGTATCATTTGCTAAAAAGATTCCATAGTTGCAATTTAAACCGTCTGTAGATGAATAAGCAAAATATGCTGAGTTACGGTTTGTTCCGTTAGGAATAAGGCCAAAAGATGTTCCACCATTGGTTGTTGAATTCTGAACTGAAAAAGCATTAGCGTTCTGGTGCGCACCATCAAACGGCGCAACTAACTTTCGTTGATTACCTGTAAAAGTAAGGTTAGCACCGATGGTCTGGTCTGTTGTAAATGTCTGTGCTTCATCAAGGAAAGCAAAAGTACGGTTTCCAGAAACAGCAGGTACTGTCAGTGTACGAGCAGCGTTAGTTGAGTAGTTAATTGTTGCTTTACTTGCTTGTGTACCAACAACCAAAGAGTTAGCAGTAACACTACCAGTAACAGTAAAGTTACCAGACAAAGTTGGGTTGGTAGCGTCTAACTTAGAACTAATAGCAGAGGCAATGTTGTTAAACTCAACATCGATCTCTGTGCCTTTAACAACTTTTGCTGGATTACCTGTGGTTAAAGAATCTTTAACAGCAAAGTTGGTACTTTTAACATAGTCTGCCACTTAATTCTCCTTAAATAACTGTCTTGCCGATCTTGGATGCAATGTCTATTTTCTGTATTGAGAAAGGATTACCAGTAATGTCTGTTTCTAATCCAATCTGAACAATAGTACCAGCACCAGTAACATTAACAAAGAATCTTTCTAAGATAATCCCACCAAAGTATTCTGCTATGTTATACTCTGCAATTCCATATTCATAAGCAGAACCACCAGCAAGTACCTTAGTCTGTGATAAATAATTATCTTCGTAGTCAAAACCATACTTAACTGCTACTTGTGCGCCACCGCCACCAATTACAATAAACCCAATCTTCTTTAGTATCTTTAATGTGGTAGGATTGTCAAAGTCAAAATGGTTTGTATAGTACGACAAACGGTAGGTAGATCCATTATCATAGAAACCAGAATACCTGCCGATATACCCAGGCTTGCCTATAAGTAACTCTTTGGCTTGATTAACAAAGAAAGCCTTTGGATCAATACTATTCCAAGTAGTTACCCTTGCTGCTCCATTCTCTAATGCTGTTCTTGTATCAAAGCAGTATACCACACCTGTTGTTGGTAACGCAAGTAAATAAAAAGCATCACGGTCATAATATACTGCTTTGATGTTTGTTGCTGTTTCTGATGCAACATTCTGCATTAACTCATCACGGACATTCTTAGACATATCCCTGAATGGTAATGACTTCTCAATAATAACTCGCTGTAGACTACGAACACCAGCATCAGACAAGAAGATAACATCAGTACCTGTAGTAGCAATACTATCCCTAGAGATACAACCAATGTTAGGAATAAAATCTATTAAAGTAAGCTGAGTAACATCGATAGGGTTACCATAGATAGCGATGTTGTTTCTACCAAAGACAATCAAGAATCCGTTATGTGCAGCAAGACCAACAATTTTGTCATTACTAGGAAACACAGCGTTAAGGGACAAAGATCCGCTATCACCACCTTGGAAATCAGAACCATCTAACAATCTACTAAAGTAAACTGTCTGGATGTCACCAACAATGTCAGCCATCCATACACGACCATACGCCGCTAAAGCACAGTTAGGTTTAAATGTAGATGTAGAATATCCTGCTGGTAACGACCCAACATCACCTAGTCGTTGAAACCCATAAGACCCATCATGGTTGTGACCAGAACTACTTAGGTTATGGAACACCAATACTTCATGTCCAGATTGTACAAGGTAAGCGTGAGGTAATGCAGCAGAACCATCACCAAAAGGCAACGCTGCTGCTTGCCAGTTATTAGCAGTAATGGTATAGGATAAGTTACCACTGTTAGTAGCATTACGAATATTAGCAGTAGTCATTGTGGTAGTACCGGTAAACAACTTATTGTTACCACCACTGATTAGAACATTGTTACCAGGAATAATTACTTCAAACAGAAACTGTACAGGGTTAGCGCTGCCGAGATCAGTGTTGACTGTGGTATTTACAGGAACCCAACCACGCCTAGCACCGATACGACCATACCTATCGATAACACAATTCTCTGCCTTTAATGCATACCCTGAAGATAGTTGTACACTGCTTTCTTGGCTGTTTAGACCAAGGAATCCTGGCGCACCGATAGAAGCAGTCTGTAACGGTCTCATTAGTAATCAACCCAAGTGATTTCATCAGGATAACGGTTAGCCTCAGCAGCGATATGATCTGCTAGCGACTGTAGATACAACTGATATGCTTCAGTGCTGTTAATACCAGAATCCTCACCACGCTCTAACAATGCCTTGGAATAGGCCAAAAACTCGATAGGCTCCGCTGGTACAATAATTTGATCTGTGCTAGCAGACAAAGGCAACGTAGGCTTGATGACGTTAAAATACAGGTTATAGACACCATCAGGAACAGGATATACATCTACCAGTGTATCACCGTCAGCGGTAACACCATTGAAGTTATACAACTCTGGTGCGCCACGCTGTACAGGGTTACCAGCGTTAAGAAACAACTCGTTCATAGCCGTTGTTGTTTCCATCTTCATTGTCCAGTTGCTTTGCTCATTGATAACATCAATAAGACGAAAGCGTTGACCAATGCCTTGTAGAACATAGGTAAACAGATCAGCAGTGGTTTGAACAGGAATAGTCTCTGATAGAGCGTTCCAGTTATAAGCATCTTCTACTTGACGTTTTGCATCATTGACAAACCTACCAATCAACTTAGAGTAGGAGGTGTCAGTAACAGCAGTAACTTCGTTCTCACGAAGCCTGATCAATACATTATTAACTGTTTCAAGATAAGTTTGGTTAGCCATTTAGCAATCCCATTTCTTTAGTGCCAGTGCCTTCCTTGTAGGTCTGCCTTTCTCGTCCTTCATTGGACCAGACACACCTGACATCCTTGCACAGAATGATTTCCTTCGTTTAGCAGCAGTAGGTGACTTTGCTGCTTCCTTGGCTGATACTGGTGGTTTAAGATTAGCACCTTCAGTACGCTTGAAGTAATCTCGACCCTTCTGGTTTAAACCACCTTCTTTGTTCTGATATGCCTTCTTAACCATTATGTTTGA